AAACGAAGTTGTAACATGGAGAAACCATACAAAGATTTAGAAATTACTGATGAATATACCATAAGAGAATTTGGATCCAATATAGATCCGATACACTTAATGTGGCATAGAGATAATGAAGACCGGATGGTAGAAGTTCTAGAATGCGGCAAAGGATGGGGTTTTCAATTTGATGACGGACTTCCTTTTGATTTAGAACCAAACACATCTATATTTATATTAAGACACGACTGGCACCGGGTTGTAAAAGGTGAAGGAGTTTTATTATTAAAGATACATAAATCATGAAAGACAACATAAAGAATGTAATCGTAGTTTTGTTGGTTATTCTAGGTGGTGCTGTAGTATATTCCTTACATGTTAAGGATATAACAGAATTACCAAACGTTGAAGGATACCAAAGAACAATCGATTCGCTAAACAATGCTATTCTTATTAACAATAAGGAGATTGCAAAATTCGATTCCCTGAACACTATTCAGCAAAACAAAATTAAAGTATTAACAGCAAAATTAGGAAACACTGCAGCTTTAGCTGCTAAAGAACACAAACAACATGAAGAAGATATTAAGCGTATTGGTGCTATGTCTAATAATGACGTCACCGCTCTATTCACAACAAGCTTCGATTGATACTTGCTGTGTACCTTGTACTACACTAAGGAAAGCATTAATCATTAAAGAAGAAAGAACGTACTGCGGAAAGCAGCTAGGTTTTGCTAGAGATTCAATAACAGTTTTACAGCAGGTTATCCTACATAAAGATACTATTATAAATTATAAAGATAGTACTATATTAACTTATGTTAAAAATGAAAATAACTATAAGGGTATTATAACCAATAAAGACTCAATTATTAAAGAATACAAAAAAGCATACCTATCTCAGAAAATACAGAAATATATTGCATATGGAGTTTCTAGTATTATCCTTTTAGCAGGCATTTTGTATTAATTATGAGTCAAGATTTAAAAGCAATAATAAGGCAGGAGTATGTAAAGTGTGTCGTTGATCCGATACATTTTATGAAGAAATACTGCTACATTCAGCACCCACAAAGAGGCAGAATCCTATTCCATTTATACCCTTTCCAGGAAAAAGTACTAAAACATTTCCAAGATAACCCTTATTCCATCATTTTAAAGTCAAGACAGTTAGGTATTTCCACCTTAGGAGCAGGATACGCACTATGGTTAATGCTTTTTCACAAAGATAAAAACATACTAACTCTTGCAACAACCCAAGCAACTGCACGAAATCTAGTAACAAAAGTACAGTTTATGTACGAAAATCTACCTTCTTGGTTAACAGTACCGTCGGTAGAACATAATAAATTGTCTCTAAGACTAACAAATGGGTCAAAAATACAAGCTAAATCATCAAATTCAGACTCTGCTCGTTCAGAAGCTGTATCATTACTGTTGGTTGACGAGGCTGCATTCATTGATAACATTGCAGAGACGTGGGGAGCAGCACAGCAAACATTAGCAACCGGGGGTGGTGCAATTGTTCTATCAACTCCAAACGGAACTGGTAACTGGTTTCATCAAACCTGGGTAAGAGCTGAGGCTAGAGAGAATGATTTCTTACCAATTAAACTACCTTGGTTTGTACATCCGGAAAGAGATCAAGTCTGGAGAGATAGACAAGACGAACTTTTAGGAGATCCAAGACTTGCAGCACAGGAATGTGATACTGATTTTTCTACTTCTGGAGATACAGTCTTTTACGGAGAGTATTTAGAGTTCTACCAACAGACCTACATTAGGGAACCTATGGAAAGACGCGGTGCAGATCAGAATTTATGGATCTGGGAACCGGTTGACTATTCAAGATCCTATATGGTAGTAGCAGACGTAGCAAGGGGTGATGGAAAAGATCACTCAGCCTTCCATATTCTGGATATCGAGAACAATGTACAGGTAGGGGAATACAAAGGACAGCTCGGAACTAAGGAATTTGGACATCTACTTGTAGGAATTGCAAGTGAATATAACGACGCTTTGCTAGTAATAGAGAATGCATCTATAGGATGGTCAACCATTCAGACTGTCATCGATAGAGGATATGCTAATTTGTACTATTCACCAAGAAATGGTAATATAACCGCAGAAACATACTTCGATCAATACGATCCAAACTCAAGTCTAGTAGCTGGATTTTCAACAAACCAAAGAACAAGACCTATTATAGTAGGTAAATTCCAAGAATATGTTAATGAAAAAGCAGTAACCATTCAATCAAAACGATTACTTGAAGAGATGAAAGTGTTTATATGGAAGAATGGTAGAGCAGAAGCACAACATGGCTATAATGATGACTTAGTAATGTCTTTCGGTATAGGAATGTACATCAGAGACACTGCTTTGAAATTTAGACAACAGGGAATGGACCTGACTCGCAATATCCTAAACAACATTACAACATCAAAACCAACTTATCAAGCTGCTTATCTTCCATCAAACGTTAAAAATCCTTATGAGATAGATAATGGAAAAGGAGGAAAAGAAGATATAAGCTGGATTTATTAACTATTTATACTTATATTGATTACTAACAATGGCAGACACTAGTGTATTTTCGAGACTACGTAGATTATTCTCAACAGACGTAATAATAAGGAATGTTGGAGGTGATCAACTAAAAGTTGCCGATACAAATCAAATTCAAATGTCTGGAGAACTAGAGAATAACTCTTTAGTAGCAAGATATAATAGAATTTACACAACTTCACCTACTTCCTTATACGGTTATCAATCTTCTTTTAACTATCAAACCTTAAGAACCCAGTTATATTCTGAATATGACGCTATGGACACCGATGCAATCATTGCTTCAGCCCTAGATATCTTATCAGAAGAATCAACTCTTAAGAATGATATGGGAGAAGTACTTCACATCAGGTCAAACGACGAGAATATACAGAAGATACTATATAATCTATACTATGATGTATTAAATATCGAATTTAATTTGAGTTGGTGGATTAGAAATATGTGTAAATACGGTGATTTCTTTTTGAAACTAGAAGCTTCAGAGAAATACGGTGTTTATAACGTAATTCCATTCGCTGCATTTAATATAGAAAGACAAGAACACTATGATACAGAAAATCCAACTGCTGTTAGATTCCGTTATGACCCTGACGGGTTGGCCGCTGATACTTATGGATACTTTAAAACTCCTAATCAGCACGATGCCAAATCTATTTACTTCGACAACTACGAAGTAGCACATTTCCGTTTATTAACAGATGTAAACTTCCTACCCTATGGTCGTTCTTATATAGAACCTGCTAGAAAATTATTTAAGCAGTATACTTTAATGGAAGATGCAATGTTAGTTCATAGAATTGTAAGAGCTCCTGAGAAGAGAATTTTTTATATGAACGTTGGAGGTATTCCACCTAATGAAGTTGAAGGATTTATGCAAAAAGCAATCTCTAAAATGAAGAGAACTCCTTACATAGATCAACAAACAGGTGAATATAACTTAAAATATAACATGCAGAACCTTATGGAGGATTTTTATATCCCTATGAGGGGAAATGATACTTCAACTAAGATTGAAACCTTGGGTGGACTACAGTATGATGGTATAACAGACGTAAATTACTTAAGAGACAAGTTATTTGCAGCATTAAGAGTACCTAAAGCATTTCTTGGGTACGATGAAAAACTACAAGGTAAGGCTACATTAGCTGCAGAAGATATTCGCTTTGGTAGAACTGTAGAAAAAATACAAAGAATCATGGTTTCTGAGTTATATAAAATAGCATTTGTGCATTTATACATCCAGGGATACAGAGACGAGGAATTAACTAACTTTGAATTATCATTAACCACTCCTTCAATCATCTATGATCAGGAAAGAGTAGCGTTATTGAAGGAGAAAATGGATCTTGCAGCTCAAATGGTAGATTCACAATTGATTTCCACTGACTGGATTTATGATAATATCTTCCACTTAAGTCAAGACCAATACGAGGAAATGAGAGACCTCATCAGAGAAGATGCTAAACGTAAATTTAGATTATCTCAAATTGAAAACGAAGGAAACGATCCTTTAGAATCTGGAGAGACTTATGGAACTCCTCACGATATCGCAACAGCATATGGAAAAGGAAGAGTCTACACAAGACCAGGTAGCGTACCTGATGGATACAACGAAGATGAACCAGAAATGGGCCGTCCTCAAGAGAAAGCCTCGTTCATTAACGGTACTGAAGATCCTTTAGGAATGGATAGACTAGGTAGACAAGCTAACAAAGTAGATGATCAAGAAGGATACGGTAGAGATAAAACTTCACCGTATGCAATGGAAGCAACTAAGAGACAATTCTCAAAATATACAAAAGTATTAGAGGAAATTCCTTCTAAGAAAAAGATGATCTTTGAATCAGAAAGAAAAGCAAACAGTTTACTAGACGAAAATCAAATTAGGGAATAACATTTAACACATATTTATAAAAAATTATACATTGATGCAAATCAAGCACTCGAAATTTAGAAATACAGGACTTCTTTTTGAACTTCTAGTAAGACAGATCACCTCTGATACGTTAGAAGGTAAAAATTCTGTTGCTATCAATATTCTTAAAAAGTACTTTGTTAACACAGAACTAGGAAAAGAGTATAAATTATATGAGCAATTAACTGCCTATAAGAACCTTACAGAATCTAAAGCTGAGATGGTAATTAACACACTAGTTGAAACCTCTTCTAAGTTAAAAAGATCTGAAATCAGAAAGCAAAAGTACAATCTAGTAAAAGAAATTCGCGATAATTACAGTGTTGAAAAATTCTTCAGAGTTCAAGTAACTAATTATAAGATTTTTGCAGCATTAAATAACTTGATTGAAAATCAAACATCAGAAAAAGTAACACCAGAAATAACAATCAGTAATAAAATTACAATCCTTGAGCATTTAACTAAGTTACCAGTTATAGCACCAGTTGATACGTTACTAGAAGAATATAGAGGGTATAGTAAAGACTTAAGAGTCTTAACCTATAGATTACTTTTAGATAAATTTAACGATAAGTACGATCACTTAAGCACCCAGCAGAAGGAAGTCCTGAGAGAGGTTATAAATTCGATTGATAATACAGACAAATTAAAAGAGTATTATAATACAAAAATTACAGAAGTACGAGATACTTTAAAAACAAAAATTAAAAGGACATCAGACAAAGTAATGCAAATCAAACTTGTAGAAGTCTTAAAATATATTAAACCAATAACTAAAACTGAGAAAGTATCTAATGACTCTATCATTGATTTACTACAGTATTATGAATTGGTAAATGAACTATAACCATGACCCGGAATCAATTTAAGCACCAACTTAGAGAATTGCTAGAAGAGGAATCAACCTCCGGTGCAGCAGGTGCTTATAACACTCCTTATGCTTTTAATCCAAACAAAAATGCAAAAGGTACTTCCCGAAACTACTACCTAAAGATGGGATGGAAGCTTGTAGATAAAGCTAAGACCCGTAAGGCAGCAAAAGGCATGGTGTATAAAGATCTTTGGAAATAAACAACCCCTATTTATAACATATGAAAAGCCTACAAGACAAATATAATTTAATTAAAGAAGGTAAAGGTAACAGAGAACTTTTTATAAAGGAAGCTAGAACCCTATTCCCTAATGTAGTGACAGGCGCACTTACATTTGATCAATCAATACACAACCTTACTGAAAGAGGAATTATATCAGAAAGCATGACCGGAGTATTAATTCAAAAAGAAGGAGAACCAAACTGGTTCAAAATCTTTAGTGAAAATACAGAAGCAGTTAAAGCTGCTTTAAAAGATACGGATAAGTCGGTAGTAGAGAAAGAAACCACTGGATACGATTACGAAGATAAAAAGAATAATAATAACATCTCTACCAATGAACTCTTATCAGGGTATTATGTTGAGATGAAAGATCCTAAAAATGCAGATAAAACAGAAGACGAACTTAAGAAGATCGTATTTAAGAACCTTGAAAAAGATCCATTATACTACATTAAAGATGGAGCATTTGGCATTAAAGGCATCGGATATACTGAGGATGCTCCTGGTTTAGGTAAAACTAAAGAAGTGACAGGTAAGTATAAATCTTCAGGAATGGAACCTGTTAAATTAAACGAAGCAAAAGACAACATGACAAATAAAGAAACACTTTCAGAAGCTAAAAAGAGAGCAATTGAAAAGCACCTAAAAGAAATTGAAAAACTAGGTGAAGTTGCTGCATACGAATATAAGGCTAGTAAAATTCAAGAGAAAATCGAAGAATTAAAAAATAGATTAACTATGACCGAAAGTGACGATATGAAGGATGTAGTTGATAAAAAAGCAATTAGTGAAATCAAAAAAGATATTGCTCTTTTAGAAAAAAGAAAAAAAATGTATGAAGCTCAAAAAGCTAAAGCAGCAAAAAGAATTTCTGGCGATACTGTAAGACCAAAAGCAGCAGGCGGTGAAGAGATCATTGATGAAGCTGTGGGTACAGCTCCTGTTTGGCAAGAAGCAATGAAGAGTGTATTGAAACAAAGAGGGTATTAATAATGACTAAAAACCTACTTATTGAAACTATCTCATTCACACCAAAACCTTTAAGTTTATCTGAAGGAAAAGGTGCTAGTGGACTACCTTTAGTAGAGGGTATCTTAGCTACTGCTGAAGTAAAGAACGGCAATGGAAGATATTATAGCAGAAAAATCTGGGACAGGGAGATCAATAAGTATATGGATTCAGTAAAGAATAACAGAGCAGTTGGTGAATTAGATCATCCAGAATCATCTGTTATTAACCTTAAGAATGTTTGTCACAACATCAAAGACATTTGGTGGAACGGTGATCATATTATGGGTAAAATTGAAGTACTACCTACTCCTTCTGGAAATATTCTACAGGCATTAATTAACTCCGGTATTACCGTTGGTGTATCATCAAGAGGAATGGGTTCAGTGAAACAAATGGGAGAAACTCTAGAAGTGCAGAATGATTTTGAATTATTATGCTGGGACTTTGTATCTACCCCATCAAACCCAGGTTCCTGGATGGCACCATTGCACGAAGGTTTATTAAACAATATAAATAACTACAGTAAAGCTAATGAAATCATAAGAGAAATTTTATGTGCTCATGGCAATTGTCCAATATTTTAACCCCTTATAGGATAGAATCCTTTGATTGACCCTCTATTAAAACCAGAGGGTTTCTTTTTTTTAAGAAAATAGCTCTATTTATGATTATATGTACCGGTTCTGAATACGGTACCCCAATTTTTACACAACACTTATTACGCTATTTTAAATAAGCGTACTTCCAAAAAAAAATTATTATTAGGAAAAAATGACAAACAGAGAATTGTTAAAAGAAGCGATTGCTGATGCAAAAGCTGTAAAGGAAGTAGCTATCACTAATGCTAAAGCTGCATTAGAGGAAGCATTTACTCCTCACTTAAAATCAATGTTAGAAAAGAAATTAACAGAAATGGAAGAAGAAGATCCTTACATGGAGGAAGCAAAACACGAAGATGCTGATTCTATGGAAGAAATTGACCTTGAAGAATTACTTAGAGAATTAGAAGATGAATCAGAAGAAGAAACTGAGGAAATGCCTAATGGAGAAGAGGAAACAGAAGAGGAAGAAGAGATCGACTTCGATAACATGACTGCCGAAGACTTAGAAGCATTTATTGCAAGTGTGGTTGACGAGATGATTGAAGCTGGTGAGCTAGAAGCTGGACCAAGCTCAGAAGAAACTCCAGAAATGGATATGGACATGGACACAGAAGAAGCTCCACTAGAAGAACCAATGATGGAAAACAAACTAAACGAAACCGCTGTGAGCGAAGCAATCCAGATGGTCATCGACATGGGATTAACTGATAATGCACACACTGCACAGGGAATCTTAGGTGCTGCTGTTGCTGCCGCTACTGCTGCTGGTGGATTCACTGCAGGTGCTATCAAATCTTACTTAGGTAAATTAAAAGCTAAGGCAGGTATGGCAGAAGCTGCTGATGGAAACGCTGAAGTAGTAAATGCATTAGAAGATGCTAGTGATGCTGAATTAGCAAAATTAGCTGCTTTAGCTCAAAAAGCAAAAGGTACAATGAAAGAAGGAGGTCTAAAAGAAGATGTAACTTCTTTCGGTATGCAAGGTGCAGAAATGCTTAAGTATGTAGGTATAGTACTATCTGCTTTAGGTGTTGCTGGTGCTGCTGGATTCATGAAAGCTTCTGCTGCTGAGAAAAAAGAAATGCTTAAAAAAGCTGCTGAAAAAGCTAAACAAGAAAACTCAGGTGAACTTGAAGAAGCTTTAGAGACAGTTAAAACACTAAGATCAGAATTACATGAAATTAACCTTCTTAATTCTAAATTACTTTACACTAACAAAATTTTTAAAGCTAAGAACTTATCAGAAGCACAAAAAGTACAAGTACTTACTGCATTCGATAATGCTGAATCAGTTAAAGAAACTAAGTTAGTTTACGAAACTCTAACTTCAGGTTTGAACAAAACAGACAAGAGAGAGTTGGTGAGAGAAAACAAATCATTTGCATCTAAAACAATTAGCGGTACACCAAGCAAACAGCCTGTGGTGGAAACTAATGCAATGGTTGAAAGGTTCCAAAAACTTGCAGGCTTAAAATAAAACAAAAACACATTAGAAAAAATGTCAAACGTACAAAACTTACTAGAATCTGCTAACCCCTGGCAGTCTTTGCAATCGGACGCTGCTCGATTGGCAAAAAAATGGGGCGCTACTGGCCTTTTAGGAGGAATCAGTAACGAAACTGAAAAAAATAATATGTCTATGATTCTTGAAAACCAAGCTAAACAGTTGGTTATCGAGCAATCTCAAACAGGAACTGGTGCATCTTTTACCGCAGGTACAGGTGAACAGTGGGCTGGTATCGCTTTACCTTTAGTGCGTAAAGTATTTGGTCAAATTGCTGCGAAAGAATTCGTTTCAGTTCAACCAATGAACTTACCTTCAGGTCTTGTATTCTTCTTGGATTTCCAATACGGAACTAACAAAAACCCTTTTACTTCAGGTACTTCAATGTATGGTGATACTTCTGCTAACTTCGGTAACACTTCAACAGGTGCTTTATATGGAGCTGGTCGTTTCACTTTCTCTACTAACAATTTCTCAGCTTCTGCTTTCGGTCTTATTTCTGGTTCTTCTGCTGCTCCTGCTGCAACCTTAACTGGATCAATCATTGCTGCAACTGCTTGGTCTGATTTAAACTTTAGCTCTGAATTCTCAGCTTCTTTAGTTGCTGGTCGTATCTTGAAAGCTACAGTATTGACTTCTTCTCTTTCTAACTTTGACCCATTGGCAGTTAGAGGTTTTGTATTAGTATCTGGTTCAGCTACAACTGAAACTGGTGTTGGTTCTGCAGTAACTGTAGGAACTCTATTACAAGAATTCACTACCTTGAACAGCGGTGCTGGTACTATTTCCTTCTACTTCACTGGTTCAGGTGCAACTTTAGCTTCTACAGGTTCTTATACCTTGTATTACAACAAAGCAACCGCTGACAATGCAAGAGGAGATTTCGAAGCTGGTGCTTCTTATGCAGTTCCTAATGCCGAGTCTGCTTCTGAGATTGTTATCCCACAAATCAACGTTCAAATGAGATCTGAAGCTATCGTAGCTAAGACTAAGAAATTGAAATCTCAATGGACTCCAGAATTTGCTCAAGACTTGAATGCATACCATTCATTGGATGCTGAAGCTGAATTGACAGCTGTAATGTCTGAGTATATTTCTTTGGAAATTGATATGGAAATCTTGGATATGTTGATTTCTTCTGCTGCTGCAGGAACTGAATATTGGTCTGCTATTAACAACAACGCTATCAACGCTGCTGGTACTGGATTTGATTCAAACTTAGGTTTCTACAACTCTCAAGGACAATGGTTCCAAACTTTAGGAACTAAAATGCAAAAATTGAGTAACATTATTCACCAAAGAACTTTACGTGGTGGTGCGAACTTCTGCGTAGTTTCTCCTACAGTTGCTACTATTTTGGAAAGTATCCCAGGATTTGCTTCAACTTCTAACGGTGATGTAACTGCTGCATCTTATGCATTCGGTGTACAGAAAATGGGTCAAATCAACAACAGATACACTGTTTACAAAAACCCATACATGAAAGAGAATACCATCTTGATGGGCTTCAAAGGTAGCCAATTCTTGGAAACTGGTGCAGTATTTGCTCCTTACATTCCATTGATCATGACTCCTTTGGTGTATGATCCTGAAACCTTCGTACCACGTAAAGGTCTTTTGACTCGTTACGCGAAGAAGATGGTCAGACCGGAATTTTATGGAAAAATCTACGTAAGTGGCTTGAACACTTTGTAAGATTAACCATTAAAATAATCTTAAAGAGCCTGGAGAAATCCAGGCTTTTTTTGTTACAAGTTACACTTTTACCGACTTCTACCGATATTTATAAGTATATGCAATACGTTTATAAATTTGAAAACAAAATTAACGGAAAAGTTTACATTGGCAGAACAGATGATTTTAATCGCCGCTTGACTGAACATAGAGCTTCAGTAAAATCAGGTAAAGGATATGCATTACATGACGCTATAAGGAAGTATGGTTGGGAAAACTTTGAGATAGGAGTTATTGATGAAGCTGATACCTTACAAGAGATTATTGCGAAAGAATTAGAGCATATTGTTACTTACAACTCGGTAAGAGCAGGGTATAATTCAACATTAGAAACAGGGGCAGGTGGGGACAATTGGGCAGGGAGAAAAGACACCCCAGAGTATTTTGAATTTATACAGAAAGTAAGGGAGTTAAGGCTTGGGGAGGGTAACGGGATGTTCGGATCAATACATACAGAAGAATCAAAAAACAAAATGAAAGAAAAAGCCAAAGGCCGATTCACTCTCCCATGGTATATTGAACGTTACGGTGAACAGGAAGGAACAGAAAAATACCAAGCCAGATGCCAGGCTCTTAAAAATAGAAACTACCAGAAATTTAAAGATCCAGCCACCGGAAGATTTCAGAAACACTGAGGTGAAAGTCGGGCTTCTTTTTTTTAAACCTATTTATCAGTAAGAGAGTTATTATATGAGCAGTAACAGCCACACTGATGAGGTTTTCAAAGAAAAAAGAAGACCTAAGAACCCAATTAATTTTGGAATCACCTTAAACGAAGAGCAGAAATTTGCTAAAGCTCACATCCTACACCATGATATTATAGCAATTAAAGGAAGAGCAGGATCAGGTAAAACCTTACTGGCAGTCCAGGCAGGTCTTGATTTACTTTTCAATAAAGATATTGAGAAACTAATCATAGCAAGACCTTATGTAACTGCAGGAGAGGATATCGGACACCTTCCAGGAGGAGTAGATGATAAACTTGCATACCTCACAGCACCTATTTATAACATAATGCATGAACTTATAGGCAAGGATAAGACCGAGAAACTAGTAGCAGAAGGGTCTGTCGTGGTTTCTCCCTTTGGATTCCTAAGAGGTAATACATTTACTAACTGCTTTGTTTTAATTGATGAGGCCCAGAATGCCACCATGAGACAAACTGAACTAATGATAGGGCGTCTAGGTGTAAATTCTAAGATGCTATTCTGTGGTGATATGTCACAATGTGATTTAAGAAGCAAAAAAGACTCCGGCTTTGATTTCTTTTTGAAGTTAGAACCACAAGTTTCTGGAATTAAAGTCATAACTTTAGAACAAAACCACCGTCATAAGATTGTAGAACCAGTCTTAAAAGTATTTTCAGACTATAGAGAGTAATGCCATCAATAAGAACCATATCCGTTTCAGGATCCGTACCTAGTATAACCCAGCTTGCTTTAGGGGATCTTGCCGTAAATACATTCGACGGTAAGGCTTATATCAAAAAACAGCAGGGGAATACACAGACTATTGTTAATATCGGATCAGGTGCAGGTGGTGGAGTTACTCAAATCATAGCAGGTACTAATATTACTATTTCTCCTGTTGGTGGAACAGGAATAGTTACTGTGAATGCAAATAACCCAGTATCTGCTTCTTATGCCCTAAGTTCATCATATGCAGCAAACGGAGGAGTCACTCAGTTACTTGCAGGAGCAAATATTAGTTTATCACCAACTAATGGATTAGGGCAAGTCATAATTACATCTACTGGTGGATCAGGTGGATTTAATACAGCGACAGGGTCCTATGGATCGTTTTACGATACAGGGTCTGTTTTAGCAGCAAGTGCTACTCAAATATACTCAATGTCATTAAGCACTACAGATATTTCAAATGGAGTATTTGTAAGTGCATCAGCTGGAGACACATCCAGAATAAAATTTACAAATGCCGGTGTTTATAACGTACAATTCTCAGCTCAATTTTCAAACTCAGATAATAGTATCCAAGATGTAGTAATTTGGGTTAGAAAAAATGGAACAGATATAGTAGATTCATCAGGAGTAGCAGGAGTACCGCCGTTTAAAGCTGGGTCTAATGGACAAGTTGTAGCGGGTTGGAATTATTATTTAAGTCTATCAACAAATGATTACATTCAGTTATGTTGGCATGTTGAACAAGCTAACGTAATTACATTAGAGACAATTGCTGCGGGTACCTCACCAACTCATCCAAGAACACCCTCGTTAATATTAACAGCAAATAGAGTAGATCAATTTTTAAGTAATACAGGTTCATTTTCTGGTTCATTTATTGGATCTCACACAGGATCATTTACAGGATCATTTACGGGTTCTTTATTTGGAACATCAAGCTGGGCATCAAATTCTATTAGTAGTTCATACGCTTTAACAGCATCATTAGCACCACTCTATGTACTTAACTCTAGAACAAGTTCTTTTGCAACAACAGGATCTAATACATTTAAAGATAACCAAATAGTAACAGGTTCAATTACATCAACTTCTGAGATTACAGCAGCAGGTAATGTAACTGCTCAAATTAATCTAAAATCAATGTATCAATCAGGTGATGAAGGAGGAGAAATATTCCTTAATGCACCTGCTACAAATACAACTATTCCAAACGGTGTAACTATAGATGTATACCAGAATAGACTTAGAATATTTGAACAAGGTGGTGCAGCTAACGGATACTACTTAGAGATGCCCTCTGGTTCTGCAGGTGTAGGAACAAATTTAAAACCAGCAGGGTTTACAGGCCCAGTAACTATTGCAAGTAACCCACCGCCAAATACTTTAAATTTCATCGACGGTATTCTAATCAATATAACTTAGTAAAATTTACATATATTTATACTAAATAACGTTATATGGAAAACACAAAATTAACAGTTGAGGAAGTAGAAAAACTTCAAGACATCCAGCAAAAGAATGCTGCAGTTGCAAGAGAATTAGGTAACTTAGAGATTACAAAGCTTCAAATTGAAGCAAGAAGAGAGGAAATCATTAAGTATTTCACAGACTTAAAGCAAGAAGAAGTTACTTTCGGAAAAGAACTTTCTGATAAGTACGGTAATGGTCAAATTGACCTTGAGAAAGGTGAATTCATACCCGAACAGTAAACCTTAACTCCCCCTAGTACCTTCTTTTTGTTATCTATTCATATTTATAACAAAACAGATGTCAGCTGGAAGATACCCTTTATTATTAGAACAAGGAACCACTATTGATTTTGAGTTTCAATACCAAGATTCTGCCGGAACTCCTGTGGATCTAAGCGGCTATGGAGCAAGAATGCAAATTAGACCTTCCCTAGCTTCTACTACTATCTATTTAACACTTAGCAGTTCTTTACAACCAGATGGAACCGGACTAAATATGTCTGGTTCTTCTCCTTATACACCACCATCATCAGGATCTATCGGAGTATACATCTCAGCATGTACCTCCTCCGCACTAACCTTCGATGAAGCGGTTTATGACTTAGAAATATATGTACCGAACGGTACAGATTGCCCGACAGTAACACGTTTACTACAAGGACCAGTTAAACTATCTAAAGAAGTAACAAGATGAATAATGTAGTAACTACAAATACTAATACAAACGTAGTGGTTGTAACTGCACCAGGACCAGCAGGTGTAAGAGGTCCTGTAGGACCTAAAGGAGATACAGGTACTATTTCTGGTAATACTGGAGTAAACAGTACAGGCTCTTCAGTATTTTCAGGAAGTGTAAACATAATAGGTACTTTATCAGTAACAGGTTCTACTCTACTCTCAGGAACTGCTCTTTTAAATGGTGCACCAATCTTAACTGCAGCTACTTTAGCTACAGATAGAATTGCAACCACAGGAGTTACAGCATCTGTTTCAACAGGTAATACAGTATTTACTGTCTCTAGTGCATCTATAGATTTATTTAAAGTAACAAACACAGGAACAAGCGGTTCTTTTATTGGTGCTTTTTCAGGCTCAGGAGCTAATCTATTTAATATCCCTGCATCCGGAATTACAGGATTAAATTTATCACAGATTGCTAGCACAACTGCTACAGCTTCTATATCAGCAGCTTCTGGATTCCGGGTAAATACAAACACAGAAATTACAGGATCTTTAAAAGTAACAGCAGGGGTTAGTGGTTCATTTTCTGGATCATTTCAAGGTATAACTACAGGTCAATCTTTTACAACTGGATCTTTAACAGGATCTTTAACAGGAATAGGATCAGGTTCATTTTCTGGATCATTTCAAGGTAATAGTAACGGTATACAGACCGGTCAATCTTTTACAACTGGATCTTTAACAGGATCATTTACAGGCATAAGCTCAGGATCTTTTGTAGGTATAGGATCAGGTTCCTTCTCTGGATCATTTCAAGGAGATGGAGCTGGTTTAACAAACGTACCTGCTTCTGGAATTGTAGGATTAAATTTATCAAGAGTTTCGACAGGATCAGTAACAGCATCAGTAGCACCAGCAGGTAATTTATTTACAGTATCATCAGGGAGTAATAACTACTTTACTGTTTCTGGATCTAGAATAACAATAGGCTCTGGATCACTTTTTGTAAGCCAGTCTATTAACGCATATAATATTAACGTTGGAACACCGACATCAAATGCATGGCAGTCTGGATTGAACGGATCTTATTTTAATAACTTCACCACACAAACAGACGCTTCAGAAATTCTAAGATTTATAGCAGGTCTATTAAGTGCTTCAGCACCAGATGCTTCTCCAAATACTAAAACATTTGCTTCAATTACTCAGACTTACTCCGGTAACGGAACAGGAACAGTGACTGCAGGTTACGTACCACAATCATCATCTAATGCAGATATTTTATATTTACTTAGCAAAAGCTTTACACAAACAGGATCTACATTATTTCCTGGAAAAACATTATACAATAATTCAGGTTACACCATTAGTTACAGCAGTGTAGCAGGAGGATCGACAATTGTATCCTCTTCTGCGGATGCACAATTATTTGGTTTAGGTCTTCTGACAAGCGGTGGACCGACACAGGTGAACGTATCTGGAACCATTAACTGGTTTTACTCAGATAATAACAGCGAGACTTCAATCGCAACTTCACAATCACAAACTCTTATCGCTAACAGTACTTTTAGTACTACCAACGGTATAACATTAGCTAAGATTAATACTGCAAATCCTGCAGTAATTCCTGCTGCTTACCAAGATGGTAAATTTAGCACAGTATTCTCTAATGGATTATACAACGGAGGTAGGACTTTCACCAGTGTAAGCTCATCAGGGTGGTACCATCTATCAGCTTCAGTAGCAATCTCATCAGGTAGTTCACCATACTCAACATTAAAAACAGTAGTAGATAGAATATTTTATGCACCTTTAAGTAATATTTCAACAAACGTTGGCACTAACACAAAGGGAATAGGTTATTCAGGGTATAATACACTTACAGCAGCATCAAGATCACTATCAGGAGCACCTTATTTAAATGTAGCTACTTGGACAGTATCTTCTTCTGTAACTGGATTATTTAATCCATTATTTGGAACAAGTGCTACCTTAGCAAGACAGGCAGTAGCGGGTAATATCAGTATTGCAAACCCAGCAGCAGGTGCTTATATATCTAGCATTACTACAGGTTTAATTAATACAGCAAATACTGTTTATGATTCTACAGGAGTTACTGCAAGAAATACAGCAACCATTCCTTTCCTAACTGATATTATTAGGTTAACCGGAAGTGTTAGCTTAAGTATCGGCACAGGTAATAATATTGCACAAACAGGGTTATCCCCAACCACATTCACTATAGCAACTTACGGTACAGATAAAGATGGAACTGAGGGGTCTGCCTTGAATACCCTCACAATCCCTTATCATTCTGCAAGTACTTTCTCACAGCCCTTAACTTCCGGATCATTAGGTTATTATGGACAAGCACAAGGGTATGACGGAGGAACTTTAACAGGCGGTTCTGAAGCATTTACAGGGGAAAGTTATAGAGTGCAAATCACAAATAAATTCTTATCAGGTTCTTATGCAGCAGCAGATGCTTGGTCAACTGCTTACGGAGTTTATAACTTAGGAGCATTAGATTTGCAGGTTAAACCTGGTTATTTAGTAAGACCAGGAGGAACTTATGGATATTGGTTAACAGATCCTGATAATACAAAAACCTATAAGTATTATGCAAGAGCATTCCAGCGTAGCTCAGGAACTGCAGCTTCTTCTGTTATAGTAAACGTAGGAAAGACATTAGTAAACTGGCAGTCTACTACCTCAGGAGTTGCGGTTGCACTTATGTTTAAATCATCAGGTCCGGCTAACGGATACAGTACTCCAAGAATTTACGATCCTTCTGAATTAACCTCTAACTTAATTAGTGGTAGTATGGCAAATGATAATTTTAAAAATCCATTTACAAACAATATAGCATTGTATGGAAATACGGGAGGTAATCTTGCAACAACTACTTACACGGTTCCTTTAAGGGGTGCTGACGGTATGATTTTAGATGGCACCTTACAGGATTTTATAATACTTATAAGATATACAGGCGACCAAGCCCCAGTATCAAGTATCACTGTATCATATACATAATAGATAGAAATGGCAATTGACAAAATAATAAAATCCAATCGACTTTTACAAAGTAGATCATATACAGTAGCATCTTTAACTGATAGCCAGGAGGCATTTACTAGCGTTTTAGATATTAACGCTGGTGAAGTTTATACTCAGCAGAATTTAATACCTACTTCAAGTTTACCGTTTTCCGGATCAAGTCAAACAGGCCTTACTTACAGTGTTGGAGGTGAGCAGATACTAAAATACTACTATAGACAAACTTTAACACCGTCTAACGTAGTATCTGGAAGCTTCACAGACGCTTATTTCTTTATTGATCCTTACCCCGGAGCTGCAGTAACACCGCAGTTATTACAGGTAGGGCAACAAAATAATTTTATATCATCTAAATACTCAACACCTGCTTTAGCTAACTCAGATACTGAGGATGCTCCTCCAGGTTATAACGTTGCAGTATTTGTAGCAGGAACTAAACAAAACCCTGCTAATTATCAATTTGATTATAAGAACGGTGTATTAGAATTTCTAGCTTCACCACCAACTACCGGACAGACTGTTACAATTTCTGCATATCAGTATGTAGGAAAGACACTAAGCAGCTTTATTACAAACGGATACTCAGGATCATTCTCTGGTTCATTCCAAGGAAACGGGTCAGGATTAACAAATATACCTTCAACTTCTATTACCGGACTTGCTTCTATTGCAGCAACTAACACTACTGCATCTACTGCTAACGGTAAATTTTCAGTGACACAAGCAGGAGTAGAATTACTTTCAGTAACAACTGCTTCAGGATTTTTTCTTAATACAACAGCTTCAATAAGAGACACAACCATCACCGGTTCTCTTTTAATAACACAGAACTTAAGAGTAATAGGAAGTGCTTCTTTTACATCTGTTACTTCCTCTCAGATAATAGTAGGAGCTAGTACAATTACACTAAACACCGATGCACCAGCAGTAAGATTTGGTGGAATATTAGTAGTAGATTCTGGTTCGTTCGGTAATTCATCAACAGGATCTTTATTATGGGATTCAGTAAATAATAAATGGATCTACAGTAATCCTTCCGGATCAACTTACGACGGTGGTATGCTTATTTCTGGACCTAGAAATACTTCAGGACTAGGAAATGAAACCGGCATGACTTCAAATTTTGTTGCAGTTGGGCAAGGATCAGACCATATTCAACCTAGTACTATTTACAACAGTGGTTCAATAACACAAATATCAGGATCACTTCTTGTAACTCAAGGAGCATCAGGATCTTTTAGTGGATCTTTTACAGGATCATATTTAGGTACTGCAACCTTTACTAGCTTAAACGCTACAGGTTCTTTATCAGGTTCTTTAGTTGGTATTGCAACTCTTAGTAGCTTGAATGCCACAGGTTCCTTCTCTGGCTCTTTAACCGGAGTTGCAACTTTAAGCAATCTAGTATTAACTGGTAGTTTCTTTCAAACCGGAAGCACTTATCAGACCGGAAGCTTAAACGTACAAGGTCCAATCATTTCAAACGGAATTAACGTAGTAGATAACGCTATTGCGATGGCAATTGCATTAGGGTAATATTTATAATAAATCATGGCAAATACTTTTAAAAATAGCATCTCAGCCTCAATCGGGATTACCGAGACAATTATCTACACTGCACCCGCAGCTACGGTAACTACTGTTATTGGAGTTTCTGTTGCAAACAGAGTAAATCAAAACATAAACGTTGATGTAAGACTTAATGATACTACCGGAGGTAAGAGTGCTTACATTTGTACTGGATCTTTAGTACCTCCTGGTTCTAATGTTGTATTAGTAGGGGGAGATCAAAAAGTAGTTTTGAAAGCAACAGACTATTTAGCACTAAAATCAAACGTAGCAAGTTCAGCTGATATTATTATTTCTGTTCTTGAAATTAGTTAATAAAATATGAAGTATACCGGAACAAATCCATATGGCGTAAACCAACTTGATAGCGGGTCAGTAGGAGTATTAGTAAGTAATACAAGGGTTGCAACCTTTGGAACTAATACTTTACAGGTTACCGGTTCAACTTTACTTTCTAGTTCATTAACAGTAATCGGTACTTCAGTCATTAGTGGTTCTAGTACAGTAACAGGATCTTTAACAATTGTAGGTCCGCAAATATCAAACGGTAATTTAACAGTAACTGGATCAACTATACTTTCAAGCTCATTAGCTGTAATAGGTACTGCAACAATTACAGGGTCTACTGCTTTAACAGGTTCTTTAGCAGTTGTAGGTCCTCAAACACTAAATGGCAATTTAACAGTTACTGGATCAACTGTCTTATCCGGCTCTTTAACCGCAACCGGACTTCTTACAAACAACGGTAATACAGTAATAACAGGCTCACTTACAGTAATATCCGGATCAGCAATTGAACTACAAGTAACTAATCTTGGAGTTAAAATAGGAAACGTAAGTACCGATACACATACAATAACCGGTTCTTTAGGAATTACAGGTTCTATTTCAACAATAGGACCAATCATAGCAAACGGTAACTTAATTGTTACCGGTTCAACTACCTTATCCGGATCACTAGCAGTTACAGGACCTCAAACAATAAATGGGTCTTTATTAGTAACAGGTTCAACCACTCTTTCTGGGTCTTTAACCGCAACCGGACCAACAATACTCTCAGGATCTTTTATAGTATTTACAGGTTCTGCAATTGAATTTCAAGTATTTGATACCGGAACCAAGCTTGGTAACCTATCTACAGATACACATTCTATTACAGGATCAACATCAATATCAGGATCCTTAAATATTGTAGGTCCTACAACATACTCTAATTTCGGAATAACCTATACAACATTTCAGGCGTCAGGATCAACTTTAACCGCGATCTTACCAACAGCCTCCCTTTATACAGCATCTATTGCGACTTCGCAATCAATTATGTTTAACGCGATGGTAACGGGTTACGGTACTGGATCTAGAGATACAATTACCGGCGAAATAAAAACAACAATAAAAAGAGTTGGTGGAAATGCTACTTTAGTAGGTACGCCTTTTAGATACATAAATGCAGATACAACAGGATCAGATATAAACGTTGGAGTTAGTGCAAGTGTATTTTTTCTTTCTGTTACAGGATCAACTACAGAACCTTATAGATGGTTTGCTACCATAACTACACAAACAGTTTAATGAATATTTATAACAAACCATGGATTTAAGGAACGGCTTTTTACGAGTATATAATTCCGAAGGAGTATCAGGATCACTGTCAGTAACAGGATCTCAATACACCTCAGGATCAAGCGATGTAACAACAGTACAAGGCTCAACCGCCGGTGGTACTTTATTAAACATATTAGGAACATCAGGGCAATTATTTACTGTAACTGACGGATTATCCGGTTCTTTATTTTCTGTAAACACAATTTCTGGTTTACCAGTCTTAGAAGCATTCTCAGATTTTTCTTTTGTAGCAGGTCCTTACGGAACCAATAACTTATTTGTAGGAAATTCAAGAGTCGGTATTATGACCGGCACTCCTACTGCGGTTTTGGATGTTGTAGGTAATACTAGAATCACTGGTTCAACCGTGATTACTGGTTCATTAACTATTCCAGCCGTTGGAGATGCATCATTATTAACAATCGGTTCTGCAGGAACACCTTACTTACTTGTTACTGGTTCAACCGGTAGAGTATCAGTAAATACTACATCATCTGTTTCTTCAATGAATATTGGAGGTACTACTAACGTACTTACCGTTCAAGGTACTACTACAGATGGTAATATGTTTGATGTGTACGGACCCTCAGGGCAGTTATTCTCAGTGGTAGACGGGTTGTCCGGTAGTCTTTTCTCAGTCAACACCATTTCCGGCGTTCCGGTTATGGAAGCGTTCTCTGACAACACTATTAGACTTGGTCAGTATTCGAACCCACCATTAATAGTTTCAGGTTCTACAGCAACTGTTTCTGGATCTTTAATTGTAAATTCTGGAAATATAAACATAAACACAGGTTCATTAATTATTTTTAGATCAGGTTCTGCATCACCAACAGATGCTTTATTTGATGTTGAAGGAGCACAGGGTCAATTATTTTCTGTAATTGATTCATTTTCAGGTTCTTTAATGTCAGTAAATGATATTTCAGGATTTCCAATCCTAGATGTAAGATCAGATGATTCAATTACAATGGGAACTTTTGGTTCTAATGCTTTAAAAGTATCAGGATCTTCAGTTATCATTGGTGTTACATCTTCAACAGCACCCACAATAACCGGTTCTGATGGCCAAATCCAATTTGCATATGTTGGAAGTACTGCTTTAATGTATGTTTGGTTAAACGGAAGATGGAGATCAGGCTCTCTAGCTTAATCATTTCTTTCAATATTTATTAATAGGTTATCAACTATTATTAAGACAGTATGGCGTATATCAACGGGAACAAACCAATAATAACAAACGGATTAGTTTATGCATTAGACTTTGGAAATCCAAAAACATACACCTCAGGCTCTAATAGAGCAGTTTCTTTAGCTTACGATCCGACTACTACTATTGTCACGGGTTCAACAGCCATACCTTCTTTAGTAAATGGTATTTTAAATTTTACAGGATCACAATACGTTCAAAGATCCGGTTCTTTACCTATATTAGATCCAACAGGTAGTTTCACTATTAGTTTAACTGCTTTAGCAGTAACAACCGGTTCTTTATTTTCACAAAATTTAACAGGAAAAAATTTAGGATCAAGAATTACTACTGCTAGTTCGGACTTTGGTTTTAGTTTAACTCAAGGAAATTATAGTAGAACAATCCCAAGAACAGCTACTACCTCTACTCTTCAGCATATAACTTATAGATATTC